ATTGGTCAAGGTCTTCTCGTCCAAGTGCAGCGCCTCGACAATGAGCTGCACCGTTTCTTGGCGACCGACCATGCGGCCAACCTCGAACATGTCTGTCTTGCTAACACTGCCTGCGTAGACAGGCGGTTTGCCGTAGCGGCTGAATCGCTTTAGGTGCGCCATGATGATGCGACCGTTTTCCGATAGCTGTCCGGTCTTATCGTCAAGCAGTGCGCGTTTGTAAGCTCTCGACTTGAATACTGCTCTCGCAACACGAGAACGCATTATTGCCATCATGCTCGGCATCAGCGATTCCTCATCCATGTCAGATAGTCAGCGCCTTCCAGTGGGTCCCACCAGACCTTGATCAGATCTGGATGGTCGCTCGGCAGATCAGGGTTGATCGTTGTCAGCATGCAAGGCGATAGCGAGTTGTCGCGGAATCCGCGCTCCTTTGCGTATCGATCAAAAATCTTATAGCTGGCCACCTTACACGCATGCATGGTGATACCCGAGATCGGGTCTTTCAGGACGCTGTACGCGCTCTCGTGCTTGTGGCCTGCGACGTACAGGTGATCACGGGTTCCCATGAGAGCAGCTTTCATCGGGCCGTGGGCCGGATTCCAGATCGACGAGCCAGAGTGATCGTGACGCGCATTCACGCGCACTTCCAAGCCGTTTGGAAACTTCAGCGCGATTCGAGCCTCGCTCGATTTGTACATCGAGTTCTGCTGCTTCGCCATCCACTTCAGCGGATCGCCTGCGCCGCTCCATGCGTCGTGATTGCCAGCGATCATGTACAGCCATCGACAGCGATTGACGAACCATTCTGCAAGTCGCCAAGCCTGCGATGCGGATGTCGCCTGATCGCCGTAAAGCCTTGCTAAACGACCGACCCAGTTGTTCGTGGTATCGCCGACGTTGCAGGCGAATAGTCCCTCTACCTTGCGGCAGAGTTCGGTGTGCTGTTCGAGGGCTTCGATGTCCGTGCCGTCGTCATCGACGTGCGGATCGCCGAAGTGCAACAGACCGATTGGTCCCTGAATCTTTATGCGCACATCGATAAGTTTTGAAGATTCTTCGTGCAGGCGCTTGTGCTGAAACTTGCGCTTGCGCTGCTCGACTAGCTCCTCGATTGGAATGTCGTCATCGGGGATCGGCGTGAACTCAAACGCTTCTTCATTGGGGATTTGCCTACCCGGCTGATAGGTTGACCTTGGTATCTCGTACCCGTCCTTTTCCATCCGAGCTAGGCGCTTCAACATCGTTCTAATGTTGAGCCCAAGATCGGCAGCAGCATTAGCGCGAACGCCTTTGTTTCTGCGCAACGCCTCAACAATCTGTTCGTCAGTCGCCTTTGCGGCTGTCACGGCATCACCTCTTTCTGGTTACTTTAATGCCGAGTTCCTTTCGGCGCTCTTCGGTGCGCTTGTCGTCTCGCACCGCAGTCCACTCTAAATGTCCATCAACGAGTCGGTACTGTTCCTTGTGAACCAATGCGCAGTCGCAGCATTCGGTGTGGGTGTATCCTTTGACCCGATACCAAACCCCGTCATACATCTGAATAGTCGGGACTTTTTTCTTGGCCATCAGAATAACGCAGCTTCCGCCTTGCGCCTCCGTACCAGACCCGGCAGCACTCTCCCGCCGCCACGAGTCCACTGCATGAGTTGTTCTTTAGCACCGTCCCAATCCTTTTGGTCGACGCGTTTGCGAAGTGTGCTGGCCCGATACCGACCGACCCCGAGGTTGTAGGCGAAGTCGATCATCGCGGCGAATGCTCCCGGATGCTCTACCAGCCCCGGAGATGCGCGTAGTACGCCAGCGGCGTAGTTGTGTTCAAGCTCTTGCATCAGCCATTCAGTAGCAATCTGCCTGCTGATAATCGGGTCATTGAGGGTGACTCTGGTTCCGTCAGGTTTGTAGACGGTTCCGTACCCGATTGTGGGATAACCAGCAGGACAGATATACGGTTTAGCAGAGAACCCCTCGAAGTGCTTACACAGGATTGCCGCTTGTTCTATGGCCTCATCGAGTGCGCTCATACACTCGACCGACAAACCAGAACGAAAGAATCATGTTCAAAACTGCCATGTCATCTACGTTCCACATCGTCGTCAAAACTGCCTTCCATTCACCGCCCTGTTCGAGGGCGATCAAAAAACTAGCCAATTTGACCGCGGCGTAAGCTAGCACAAACAAATAGGTTACGAAAGGCCGTACCAGCGCAGAGATCGCAGCAACCCACTTACCAGCAGCACGAGCCGTAGCAGACTGTTCTTTGAACGCCTCACTGATAGCGTCGAGTTCGTGGATCGTCATGTCGGCTTCAGTCTGCCGCATTGCGATCTCGCCTCGAACCTGAGCGAAACGCATCTCGGCATCGAGCATGGCAAGCTCGTGACCACGCTCGTTCTTCCTGTCGAAGAACTTCAGCGCCTCCGGGGCAAGACGCAACACGCCGCCGAACACACCGCCGAGTAAGGTTTCAAGCATTACTTATCAGCCTTCTTGTTCAGTAAGTCGAACAGAGTTTTCATCTTTTCTTCTAACACGGCAACACGCAAATCTAACTTCGACAAAACGATAATCAATGTAATCAGTGCGAGAACCACCGGCCATGCCTTTGTGAAGATCTCGAACAGATCCATTTTATTTATCCGCTTTGGTCGTATTAAGCTGGTTGATCAGATTGAAAATATCATCCAGCGTCCGGCGAATGTGGTGAATGTCGTCTCGATAGTCAGCCTTGGTGACGTAGACGTGCGGCATGTTGCGCACATCCTTGTCGAGCTGGTTAATCGAGCGGCTGATGTTATTCAAGATCCAGCCGCCCATGAAACCGGACAAGCCGACCAAGATGTTGAAAAGCATCTGCGCATCCATCATCAAACTCCCAAGACAGCTCTACGCGGGGCCGACGCCGCGATTTGTTCGGCCTTAGCAAAACGCTCCGCAGCCTGACCAGCAATCGGAGCCGCGGCCAGTAGGGCCTGAGCCTGAGCCTGCTGTTGTGCTGCCATATCCATAATCGCCAACTCTTCGTCGGTGCGCATTGCCTTAGCCGGTACACCGTTGGCCTCTGCGATGATCTTGACCGCTTCGTCGGCATTGATGCGGCGCAGGACCGACATGTCGCCAGAAGCCTGAGCGACCGGCAGCATCGCTTCGACCGTACGCAAGAGACCCGCGGCCTCTTCGGACTTCATCAATCGAGCAAGCGGCCCGGTGTACTTCGGCAGGATCTCGCCGCCAGACATCACATAGTCCATGAGCTGCGGAGGCGGTTCCGGTATCGCGCCGTTGGCCTGCAGCAAGTCGAGTTCGCGCTCGATGATCGGACCCAAGAACTCCGACTGCTGGCGTCCCATCGTGGGACCTAACAGCGCACCCTTCTCTTGCGCACGTTGCAGGACCTCGGTCGCCGTCATCACCCGCGGGTTTTCGACAAGAATCTGGAACAGCGTGATCAGGAACGAATCGTTCACTGCCTTGCGCTTCTGATCCGTCATCTCGATCCCAATCGGGATGTTGCCCGGAGTTTGTAACGGCTGAACGAGCGGCGTCCCATCCTCACGGAGGTAGCCATAGTTCAATGCATTAGGACGCACGGAGAAGGCGTTTAAGGCCCCTTCCTCGGTCAGGATGAGCGGAGGGTCGACCATGCGATGCGAGACGCGCAGCAGGGTCTTCTCCATCTCCTGCAGGCTCTTGATGTCGGCCAGAGCTTCCATCGCAGGTGAGCGGCCGTAGATCTCGCGTGGGCCGGTAACGTACCGACCGACAGCGTACGGCATGACACGGAAGCCAGACTCGTCGAGCAGGGCATTGTCCTGACGCGAGACGTAGCGCGAGATGTAGGCCATTCCTTGGCCACCGGCCATCCCTTGTCTGTAATCCGGGTTCGGGCGTACACAATGCACAAACTCGAACATCGTGTTCGGCGTCGACTTGAGCTGCGACAGAATCCCTTGCGGAACCTTGCCCTGCCAGCTTGGGACCTGCGCGGCCTGTCGAGCGGTGAGCTGGAACGAACGATAGACCGTGTCGACGCGGCCGGTGTGGTCGAGATCGATCACCAGCTCGGACAACGGGATCGCTCGATAGCGCAGCGTGACGCCCGGAATCTCGTCGATAAACATCGCCGACGTACCGAAAGCGCCGAGGCTCATGTAGCACTCGAAAGCCTGCGAGGCGAAGTTAGCAGTCGGTGCGTATCGTTGACGGAACAGGATGTCGCGGATCGTGTCGCACCAGCGACGCACAGCGATGTCGTCGTCGAGTTCAGGGATGCCAGTCTGCAGCCCGTGCCACAACTGGGTCGCAGGCGTCAGCATCGAATCCATCGCAGCAGCAAAGCGCGGCAGCGCACGTTGTGCAGTCGAGTCGAAGATCTTTTCAGACCGTTTTTCGCCCGGTGTACGCCAGCCTGTCATCTCGGCCATCGTTGGCCATACGCGCTCGGCTACTTCCTGCCAGTGCTGCTCCCATGTGCCACGAGCGCCTTTGAGGCGGTCATAGCCTTCCAAAACTTCTGCGGCTCTAGAGTCTGCCATGTTCCTTCCTCAAATTAGAACGTGATCGAGCCGCTGCCCGTCCACTTGTAGATTCTATATCCGCCAGA